TGAATACACAGTGGTTGAGGCGTTGACAGTGGCAGAAGCCAAGTACAAAGCACCCCGAAAAGTGTCGGCGGTAGAAGCAGCACGAATAGGCGCAGTGCCAAAGTTGTGTGTAGCGGTCAACAGTTCTCCCATGAAGGAGGTTGTCATGCTCTGTGTGTTTGCCAAAATAATTCCCCTTAAAAAGAAGCTGCTTCCGCGCCTACAAAACTGGGCACTTTCTTCAGCGTTACATGCACAGACCGGTGAACCAATTCACCATCCAGCCAGTACTCAGTCCACGTAGTGAACTCGTTTTCGTTGTCCACTTCACCGGAACGATGCTCCAGCAAGGAATCATCCATCTCGCCTTTGGTCGTAGTGACAATCAATTTGAACTCCTGATAAGTGCGGTGGTGGAGGTGTTAGCGGGCATAGTGATTGTAAAGGTAGTGGTCGATGTTTTGTCTGCCCCGAAGTCAATCACTGCAATGGACTTGTTGCCCTGCGTCACGTTGTAAATAAGAGCGCACCGGGCCGTGATTGCCGCCGTCCAAGACGTATTGGCAAAATTCACGTAGGCCGTGTAGTCAGCAGAACTGATGGTTACCCCAGTCAGCGTATTGCCGCCTGCTGTGTAGCCGGACGCTACAACCTCGTTGGACGTTGTATATACCGTCGTGTCCTCGTTCAAGTTGGCGTTGCCGGTGTAGAGCGCAATCTTGAGGGTGTCCGTGGACAGGTTGTGGACGGCCTGATACAACTCCGTCTTGAAGCTGGTGGTCTGCGTTTGGACGATGCTCATGTCACCGCCTGCCTAAATTGACCACTGCGGTACGCATCCTGACGTTCCAGACCATCGCCCAGACGTTTAGCCAGTGCAAGGGCTTCTTTGTACTTGCCGTCGTACAGCGCAACCATATCGGCCTCACCCTTCATAAAGGTGTATGCCTCCACCAACGACCCATAAAGCAGCACAGTGTCAAAGTTGTCACCTAGCCAGCTTGTAGTCGAAGTTACGATGGATTGAGGGTAATAGTAGTAGTGCAGTTCTGCGGAGTAGGTTGCGTCGGGTGTCGGGCCAAGAATGAACGACAACTCGTTACTGATGGTTGCGCCTGAAACAGTCGGGCCAAACAGGGCGTAGTACTTGGGTGTTCCGGTGTCGGTCGGCGTGGGGTACGCCTCGCGCATGAAGTTTACATCCTTGTTGAGCAGGAATGTGTACGGGCCCGCGCCAGAAAAGATAGCCAAGGAGTACGAAGACAGGAAGTCGTCAGGGCAGGACAAGTACTTATTGCCGGATGTGATTGTCCCCGTCACGTTCTTACGCAAAAAGGGGAACTGCACCGAGTTGTAGATGCGCTGCTCTGCCTGTTGGATGAAGCGGTTAATCTGAGCCGTAGACGAGACCGTAGACGAATCCGCAAGGGTAATCGTCGGAAAGTTGTTTTCCGTGTAGGTCTGTATCGCCGACGAAAGCTCAGAGTAGTTCATGCCATTGGCCCCCTTGCCATCAGACCTTTGGTAGCCGCGCCAGTGCCGCGTACCTTGATACCTGTTGTCTTGACTTGCTCATCGCCAGCAGACTTGCTGATGTTGCCTATGCTAACGTCCATCGTGTCCAACTTGCTGCTGCTAGGTTCTTTGCCGGGGGTCGAAGAAGCCTTCATTGGCTTACCGTCCATCGTGTGGGGAGGCGCGTAGACGCTGGCTTGACCAACTTCCTTGCCGCCTTTTTTCATACTGTATGCCATGATTTACCCCGTTTTCTGGTTGGCTGCACGGGACAGGTTGCGACCAACGCGCATCCGGTCTTCGGAGGTGGGCCCACCTTTTTTTAATTTAGTCATAGGCTTGCCGGGATGTAACTTTTTCTCGTGCTTATGCACAGCCTTAGCCATCATCTTCTTGTCCTGTTTCAAATCTGCTTTGTCCATCATAAACTCCTATGAAACCGTTACTGTTACTGTACCAACACTCGTGATTCCGACCAAGTAGTTGGGGGTCAAACCTACATCAACGCTACCACCCCCACCAATAGGGTTCCAGCCCCACTGAATGTCCCTACTACCTCCAGCGGGATAACCCAAGGTATCCAGCCCAGAAGTCACGTAGCTGCGGTCAGGGCGCGGGTTACGCAAAGCCTGTGGGTCATCCACCGGAAACATACCCAACTGCAACTGCGGCTGGTCAGGGTCCCAGCACTCAGGGCACACCAACAGATTGTAGTTCTTTGTCTTGATAATTTCCGTCTTCAGAACCTTCAACATGAACCGCTGACCACAACGGTCACACTCCGAAATCGCATTCTTACCGGAAGCGAATCTATTACCCATGACTATCGCCCGATATAGGTCTGTCGCGGCACTAACCGGATGGCAGCTTTCTCACGGTCTTCGTACGCCGCAAGTTCCCAAGTCTCATCGTATTGCTGCTTGAGCATGGGTAGGCGCTCCATACCGGTAGGAATCTTGCCCGCAATGTAGAACGCCAAGCCTGCCGCCATGCAGGGGATAAACCGGAACGGCACATCCATGATATTCACACCGCCGCCAGCATCTTGGGTGCGGCGCAGCCGCCAGTAGGCCAGTGTGTACGTTTGCGCGTTGTCAGGTGTAGGCCAGACGGTCACGGCGGGAAGCTGTTGCCAGTAGACAGTAGCCCCAGCGGTATGTGCCGCAGCAGTAGTGTTGTTCTGCCCACGGAAGCAGCTATAGAGGGTATTCCCCTCTATGTACCCGTAGTTGATAGTCTCTGAGTCAATCTTAACGAACCCAGAAGCGGGCAGTCCCACAGTAGAACTCAAGGTAACTTCTGTGGCTGTGCTTGTGATTGTGCTGGCTAGGGTTAACCCTACGACTGATGTTTGCCCGTTGTACCGTTGAATCCAAATCTGAATAGGCCGCGCTTGGGTCAGCTTGTTCGGGATAGTGGCGTAGGTAGAAACACTGATGCGGGTGATGGTCAGGTCAGCCTGATTGGCGGTGCTGTTGGCATTCGTGCGAATCAGATGCTCCAGCAAGTCAATTGTGTCGTCCGGTAGGGGGTAGGTGTTCTGACCCTGCACCAACTCAATCGTGCCCGGTTCAATCGTCCACAGGTTGATGCCACGGTTCGCCCAGTCAGCGAACATGATGTTAAGGCTGCGCCGCGCCGTGCGCATGTCATAGCCCGTGCGTAGTTCGCTTCCGGCCCGCTCAAAAGCCTCCTCGACCAACTCAGTGAGGTCAAGGTTGAAAGACGTAGCGCCGGAGGTGTTTGCCATTATCTAAATCCCGCTGTCTTCTTTGCAATGGTTTTGGGTTGAGCCACGAACTGTTTACCTGCTGCTTTACCGGCTCGTTTGGCTTTGGTGGTTGCAGCGTACTCAGATGGAGACAAGGACTTTATAGCAGCTTCTGGCAAGTAGCGTTCGCCTGTTTTCGACGACGGCTTCCCCGACTTAGTGCGCCATTTCTGGTCGCCCCAATTTTTCAGGGATTGCTGTGGTGCTTTCAATCTCTGTACCCTCCACCCGCAGCCTTGTACTTCTTGGCTACAAGCTGCGCTTTACGCGCTGACCACTGCCCTGCGCCTGTGCCCTGTGTAGCCGCAGCCTTCACTTGGGACACGATGCGTTTACGCAGACTTGGCTTGGTGTAGTTCCCCGCAGCATTGACTTTACCGCCTTCAGCATATTGCGTGAAGTCAGTGTTATCCCGTCGGGCAGTCTTCTTACCCTTGGGCATTTTAGATGGGGCGATATCCCCCATGCCGCGAGAAGCCATCATAGGTTTAGCAGGACATGCCGCCCTTGTTCATACCCACAACCGTACCCTTAGTTTTGCCACGCTGAGCGCAGCCATCCGCACGGCTGGAAGCGGAGCCACCAGAGGCCATACGCTTAGCTTTACCACCGGGCGTTTTGGTCATAAACAAAGGGGCCGGGTTGGGAGGCGTACTATCCGCAGCGTTGTATGCAGCTTGCTCTTTCTTGCGGGTTTTCTCGTCCATTACTTCATCGTAATTGGAAGGTTTTTTATCATCAGCCATTTTTAGTCCTTAGTACATTTTGCAACGGGTCTTACCTTTGGAGGCAATACCGTCACCACGTTTAGAAGCGGAAGACACAGTTGAAGTCATACCACCAGAAGCCATCTTCTTGGCTTTGATTTGCCCACCACCAGCTTTTTTGGAGGTGATGTAGTTTTTGAAGTCTTGAAAGGTAAAAGAACCTTGGCCTTGGCGGGCAAGGGCTTCTTCCATCTTTTTCCTGTCCGCTGGGGACATGGCCTCTATCATCTTTTTGCGCTCCGCAGACGAAAGAGGTTTATCAGAAAAACCAAAGTCAGAGCCTTCTCCAGCCATTCCGGGAGTTATTCCAAGTGGACTTATCAACCCTTCCACTACATCTCTACCAAGCCGTTCACGTTGCCCAGCGGTCATATCAGTGGCTGCGTTGGCAGCAGTTCCAAGGCCGAGAGCCGTTGCCGCAAGTCCGAGTTTGCCCGGTAGGTTGCTGACTTTAGGTGTTTTGGTGGTAGTGGTGGTAGTGGTGGTAGCGCGTCCAACTTTGCTTTCCCGCAGCATCCGGTTGAAGTCATCCATGTCCGTGGGTACTTCAGCTTTTACAGGTGCGCGTTTTTTGGTCGGGGTTTCCCTTGTGACCGTCGGCCCCGCCGCAAATGCTTCTTTGCTTACACCAGCACGGGCATCGGCCCCTTTGGTTTTGTTTTTGTACCGTTTGAGTTCTGCGTCAATCTCAGCTTGGATTGCCTTGCTTTTTGCTTCGGCGTCGGCTTGGGCTTGGGCTTTAGCAGCGCGGTCAGCTTCGTTTTGCGCACGGGCTCTGGCAGCGCGGTCTTCGTCAACCTCTGCTTGCGCGCGGTCTTTGAGGATGCCTCGTTTGGTTTCAGCTACCCGTTTTGCACGTTCATCCGCTAGTCGGGCTTCTCTTTTTACCTTTGCGTAGTAAGCAGCCGCACCAGCACCGCCAGCGCCAGCGGCGGCGAGGCCAGCACCGCCCATGCCGCCTGATTCTTCGGGGGCAACTTCAGGGGTAGAAAACCTAAAATTGCCTTGGCTACCAAGTTCAGAACCGGGAACTACATCGGTGTACCCAGAACCAACATCAACACCAGCACCAGAGCCAGAGCCAGAGCCAGAACCAGAGCCAGAACCAGAGCCAGAACCAGAGCCAGAACCATACCCAGTGCCCCGCCCAGCCCCACGAATTAACGATGGCCTAATACTGTTTGCCCGCTGTTCACCCGCTAAGGCTCGGTTGCTTTCCCGAATAGTAGTGCCAGCGTCACGAGCGGCATCCCCAAAACGAAAATTGCCTTGGCTACCAAGTTCAGAACCGGGAACAACACCTTCGTACCCAGCAGCAGAGCCAACAGCGTCCGCAGGGGCAGCCTCAGTACCTTGACCGTCTAAGTGCCTCTTGTACATGTACCCCATCGCACCTAGTGCGGCGAGGGCTGCTAAATCATTGTTGTTCATGGATTACTCCTTAGCAGGCCATGCCGCCCTTTTTGAGCATCTTGCCTTGGGTTTTACCTTTTTTAGCAACGCCATCGGCACGAGCAGAAGCGGAGCCACCAGAAGCCATCTTCTTCATGCCGTCTTTAGCCATGTCCATGCCTTTTTTCATGGTGGGCTTGCCCATTGCGGAAGGAGCAGCAGCTTTTTTCTTAGCCATCATTGCCATAAAACCGGGATTCATCTTAGTAGCCATAGTGTCACCACCTTTCTTGAACAATTCGTTCTTACCCTGCTTAGTGTCAGGTTTGTTGATACGTTGCAAATCGGCCCGTGATTTGGGCCCCTTACCGAACTTCATTCCTTTGCTTGCACTACTAAAGTCTTTTGCAACGGATTGAGGTATTCCTGCCTGCTGAGCGAACGACGGATTGTGCGCCGCAGCATCCATGAATTTCTTTTGCTTAGAGCTTGTCGCTGGCATCGTCAGCTTTCTTGCGGTTCATAAGTTTTTTCACGGTCTCTGTTTCGTAGATGCGGATTGCCACCCAAACGATACTGAGAACCGCAGATACGGCAGGTAAGAATTCCACAAGTGTTCCTATCACGGTAAGGATAGAAGCACCGTCAACTACGTGCTTCAGAGTTTCTTGGTTTTGCTCGTTCATACAATCCGTCCTTTGGTTTTACCGCGCTGGGCACAGCCGTCTGCACGACTGGAAACAGAACCACCTTTGGCATAGCTTTTATTGACTTCATCAGCCTTATTGTCCTTAGGTTCTTTATTTCTTTCAGTTGCTTGTTTGTATACAGACGCGCCTAAATCTGCATACCCTTTTCTAAGGGCATTTTTCCCCAAGTCTTCAAGCGTATCTGCTGCAATTTTTTGGTTTTTTAAATATTCTTTTTCTTTCCGTACCGCTGGCGGGATACGAGGAAAATAGTTATCCTCAAAAAGGTTGCGAACCCTCGATTCCCCATCATCAACTTGGGAGCCAATTTTAAAATCTGGCACTTTTCCTTTTGGACTACTCACCAATTTTTTTGCGAGTGATTTAGCTCCCGCAAGAGCAAGCCTGCCGGGGCCAAGCGCCAATTCTTCAATAGTTGTGTCTGGTTGGATAGCTTGTTTTCTAACTTGCTGGCGTTGGTATTCTTCCGACCCTTGGGGTGGAAATTTTTGTACAACAGGGGTGTACTCAGCCATGTCGTACTCCTAGCACTTCCATCTTGCCAAAGAAGCCGCCTTGCGGGTGGGCTTGCCTTTTTCGTCTTTCATGGGCCCCGGCATACCACTCATGCGGGCGCAGAACGAGTCTTTACGCTTGCCGCCTTGGGGCTGTGGGGCCTTGAGGTTGCTGCCTGTTGCAGCGTTGTACTTGGCACGGCCTTTGGCCGTCAAACCCGCCCCTTTGGAGACGGGCAGCTTCTCGCCACGACCAACTGCAAGGGAGGGGTTCTTCTTAGCCATAGAAAGCCGTGATTGCGTTCACGTTGGACAGGTCTGCGTAAATGCTTGTCTGAAAAAGAACGCCTTCGCCGGGAATCAAAACGTAGATGGTGAATACGTCATTTGTACCCACATCAAGTTCACAAAGGATTGCGCCGGAAGAGCCGCCGTCACGGAGTCTGACGTATCCGTCGGAAGCGTTGCCCCGATAGGATATGCCTTTTAGCCGCGCTCTACCCGCAGAAACAGCACCCGATGCGGTTAGGTGGGTACTCTTAACGTCTGTCTGCATCATAACTAATCTCCTGTAAAACGGGGGCCGAAGCCCCCGAGACTAATTACTGTTCAGTGGGCGATGGGAACTGAGCGCCGTTGGAGTTGGCGACCACGTACATGATGGTGTACTGCACAGTACCAGCGGTCACTGCTGCAACGGTAGGGGTCATGGTAGCCACAATCTTTACGTCGGTCGAACCGATACCAATACCGTTGGGGGAAGCAGTAGATGCTGCACCGCACCATGCGCCCAATTTAGCGGCTGCATTGCTGATGGCTGCACGACCAGCGGAGGTCACGTCGGTAGCGGCCCAATACAGGGCGGCGGTAGTGCCATCACCAATCGACACGTTGGCGGCGGTAGAGCCGGTAAACGCAACGGTGGTGTCAATCAGGATGTCAACGATTTGAGCGCCAGCAGGCAGAACGCAAATGGTGTCAGTGGTTGCAGAAGCGGCCTGACCTGTGTAGTCCTTCTTGAAGGTCTGAGAAACAACGGTTGCACCGAGGTTCTCAATAGTGCCTACAGTAGTGCCGGTGGTGTTTTTGACCGTGCCAAGCAGCCAAGGGCCGAGGTGAGTAGCGAATCCCATGATGAGTCCTTACATACAAGTGAAGCGCATCAATCGGTATGTCGTCTAGCCGGGACTAGTTTGATACGCCGGTAATCCCGGAGTGAGAGCAATATACACCAAAAAGAAAAGGGGCACAAGGCCCCTTCTCTCAGTCTTTTAGGACGAACCCGGAGAGCCAAAGACTCCCAGTGGGTCAGACCAGCCGAACGAATAACGCTCGCGGGCCTTGTAACGGACGTTGCCGGTATCGAAGTCACCATCCATGCTGTTAGCCAGAGGCGAACGCACGAAATGCTTCAGACCGTTAGGTACATCGGTGGTCAGATACCAGCCGTTGTTATCAGTCAAGAAGTGGTTGATGGTGTAGCCTTCAGGAATCGAACCGTTGTTCTTCAACGCATTGATATCGTTGTCGGTAGTGCCAACACGGAGGCTGGTTTCCAACAGACGGGTAGCAACGAATTGCAGAGCAGGAGGAACAATCAGCTTGCGGGGCTTAGCTGCAATCAGCAAACCACGCTCATCAGTCCAAGCAGCGATTTGGATAACGGCGGCTTCCAAGGAAGTCTCGTTCAAATCGGCAGCAGTGGCAGGACGATTGCTGTTAGTACCACCATTCACCAGCGGGTGAGCAGTGCTGAACAGAGCAACGCCGTCGCCACCAGCGTAAGCTGCGGAGAAACCGTTGTTGATGACAGCAGCAGCTTTAACCTGCTTGGTGTACGCCATAGCGCGAGCCAGACCTTTGGTGTAACGAGCGGACAAGCTGTCATACAGATTGTCTTCGATTGCCTCTTCAGTGATGGAGAAGCCCAAAGCAATGGTCTCGTGGTTGTAGCGAGTAGTCCAAGCCTCTTGCGCATTGTCATACGCAATTGCAGAGCCCTCGTTCTTCACCGGAGCGGCGGAGAATCCAGACAGCTTGGTCTCTTCTTCGAAGGAACGCTCGGAGGTCTCAGTTTCGTAGAGTTCCTTGTGTTCTTCGCCATAACGAGCGTATTCCATTCCGAACAAAGCGTTCAGTCCGGGAAGCAACTCTTTAAGTAGCTGGGCACGTGAAATAGCCATGATTTACTCCTTATGCGCCAGTGGCAGAGTAGTAGCCATGCAGACCTTGGTTCAACTTAACCAAGACTTCAGGATACTGAGTGAAAACGACGGTCGAGGTGTAAACACCCGAGTTCAATGTGAACGTAGCGGCCTGATTCAGCACAACCGAGGTTGCGCCAGCAGCGGCTGCGGTGTCAACAAAAGAGCCCGTCTGTGCAAGCTGACCACTGGTGGTCAACACAGAAACGTCCGTACCAACGGGCAGTGCAAAAGGCAGAGCACTCACGGTCAGGGTAGTAGTACCCGTGCTGTAAGTAGCAGTACCCAAGGAAACTGCGGTATCCGTAACCAGACCAATCACGCGCAGAGGCAGAGTGGTGGTAACAGGAGTATCCGAAGGAGCCAGAACTGCGTTAGCCGAGTTACCGGTGTTGGTGTTTCCGGTGTTGTTGATGGCGGACACGTTAGTGCCAATCATCGCCATAGCGCCAGAAGCAACGGTAGTACCGGAACTGCACACAACCGCCTTGAACACGGCATCAGGGTCATCCAAGATATAGACTTGGCAGTCACCGGCAGCGGTGCTTGCGGGCCAATATTGGGAGAACAACTTTTGCTTAGTCGTGGGGTTGGTGTAGGTGCAACCCAAGAAAATACCGACGGTCTGATTCAGACTAGTGCCGGTAGAGACTGAGGCGCGTGTGGCGAAGCCACGGGATAGAACAACGAAATCACCGTAGAAGATGTCAGTCGCGTAGCCGTACTGGATGTTGTACATGCGGGTAGAACCAGCAAATACTTGACCTCCAATTAGGTTTTGCGGCAACAAACCATACGGTGCTGATACGACAGGATATGCCATAAAAACTCCTAATGTTTAAAGACCAGAACCAAAAGTCACCTCAGATTTTTTCTGAGAGAACTTCTGCATACGATGGTCGTTATCCTGCATGTAAGTATTGTCAACGGAGTCCATCTGCTGCTTGTTTTTATTAGCATAGAAGGCGGCACGTTGAACCATAAATTCAGACGGAATACGACACAAAATCAATCCACCTACTTCAACACCGCCTTTGAAGCGGCCTTCGGTAGTAGCGTGCATCATCAGTTCAGGATAATCATCCGCTTTCACGGGTTCATAGCCCTCACGTAACTTGCCAGAGATGTTCGATGGGTCAGAAGTTCCTAAAGTGCTAACGCGAATCCACCGATGTGTCCACCCATCCCGAGGGTCGGGAGAAGGCAAAGACTCGGGCGGACGCCAAGCAGTTGGACGATAGGTAGTTTCACGGGTTTCCAATTCACGACCTAGACGGTTTTGTTTTGGAGTTGCGTTCTGAGTTTCCATGTTCAATAACCTCTTTTAAGTTGAGCAACCTGTTTGGCATAAAGTTCGATAGGAACCCCAAGACGACGCGCGATGGCGGCTTCGGATGCCTTTAACTTAATGCGGTTAGGCGGGGTGCTACGTGAAGCCGGAGCAACAACGGTAGCGGGTTTTGCACGGCGGGGAGATTCATCCTCGTCCGGTTCTGATGTCCTTTTTTGTGGAGGCGGGTCATCATCCTCATGGCTCTGGGTATCGTCAAAATACTCAGGAAATCGTTTGCGCATCGTTTTATCGATGGTGCGGAAGTACTCTTCAGTACCCACGTAGTCCGCACCATACAGTCTTTGCAGTTTCTTGTCAATACCTACCGCAGCCATAGACATCTCTTCGTCTCGGCCCCACCAGTCCTTGTTCTTATCCGCCCACTTTTCAGCGCGGGGTGAACCGGGTTTCGCGGGTTGCTGTACAGGAAACTCACGTTCTTCAACCTCAATAGGCCGCATTCCGTTGGCGCGTTCCAGCTTGAGACGGGCACTGGTCATTTTCTCCTGTGCGTCTACTAGCTTATCACCATCACCAGCGTCGTATGCTTCCTTATAAAACTTCTTGGCTGATTCCAACTCAACCTCAGCAGCGGTCTTGGAAGTTTCAATCAGTACCTTGCTGCCCGAAGAAAGCTGGTACTGGAGGCGCTTGTTCTCTTCAAACACCTGCTTGGCAAAGTTTTCAGCCGCCTCACGTTCACGGAAAGCCTCTTCCTTGGCACGGCGCTCATCGTGATAACCACGAGTGAACTTCTTAATACGTGCTTGAACTTTCTCATCGTAGGAGGACAGTTCATCGTCGCTAGGGTCATCGGGGGGGAGGTGCAGCCTTGCGCCCACGGTCTGCGGGCGGCGTGTCGTCCTCAATCTCAACCTCAAACTTCTCGTCCTCTTTCTCTGCTGCTTTAGCCGCAGCCTTAGCTTCCTTCTCATCAGGAAACTCAAAATTGTCGTCTTCAAATTCAGCCATACATTACTCCTTTAAGCAGCGCGTTGGATACCGCGCGGGTCTTCGACAACGGCTTCCACCGAGTCGTCATTGATGATGCGAAATTCGCGTCCGTGAATCTTCAAGCGTGTGCCTGAATTGGGGCGAACAATAATGAAGTCACCTTCTACGCAAGATGGGCCATTGGGAAAACGGGCTGCATCCTTGTAGCAATCAGGGCCAAGTTTCACCACAAACAGCACTGGGGTCAGTACTTCTTCGTAGTGCATAGTTTGCCCCGATTTGACAATCCCAATATCACTGTCCGCAAACTCCTCCATAGCTTCAGGTACAACGCACAGCATGTGGAAGGTTTTCGGGTCAGGCAACTGTTTGGCTTTCTCTTCGGGGGTCTTATTCAGAATCCCCGACAAGTCCACCGCAGCGACATCAAATTCACTCATCATCTTTCTCCAGTTTTTGCACGAGGTCTTTAACGATAGTTTCTGCATGCGTCAGACCCCGGATGACACCGCAGACATGCCGATACTCGGCAAAATCGTTTGCTCGACCACTTGCTAAAAAAACAACTTGGTCGGTACGTAATTGTTCAATCTCTTTCGCAAGGTAGTTAAGTACCCGGTTAGTGTCCATTACTGCTCCTTACGGGGTGTGCGGTTTTGGGATTGCATTTGGGCTTGGACTTGAGCTTTGTTCTTGGCGACCTCAACGCCTATACGAACGCCCTCCATTTCCATTTGCTTCTCTAGTTTGTCTTTAGCCTGAGCCGATTGCGCTGCTACCTGCATGGCTGCAATCTCTTTCTGCGATTCAATCCGTGACTCTTCAATCCGAAGCTGGTCAGCCTTAGCCGCTGCATCAAGCTGCTGTTTCTGAGCCTTGAGTTGGAGGTCTTGCTCTTGAATCTTGAGTTGCTGCATCTGCATCTGCACCACAGGGTCTTGCATCTGCTGCTGCGCTGCTTGCTGTTGGGCCTGCTGCTGGTCACGCTGAAGAATCTGCTGCGAGGCTTGTGCCGACATAACGGCAATCTGGTCGGCCTGTTCAGGCGTAACCTTCTTGTTCATGTCCTCGCCCGGTATCGACATGCCAATCGCGGACTCAACCTGCTTGCGGTACTCCAACGCCACATGCTCGTTGATGTGGGCCATAGCCGCTGCCATGATGGCCTGCGCTGCTGGGTTCTGCTGCATGATTTGCTGAATCTTCGGATTCTGGATAGCAGACGCATGCACAGCAATGTGCGCTTGGTGGTTCTGTTCGATGAACGCTTTGACCGGCTTGCCAGTCAGTATGTTCTGGTTCTCAGTCACCGGGTCTACGGGGATGGCATCCTCCTCCATCTTGACCAGCTTGTCTGCGTTCTTGACCCCCAGCACCTCAATCATCTGCCGGTGCAGGAACGCCATGTCATACAACTGGGGTGCGCCCTGTGCAAGCTGCATCACCGCTTGGTACTGCACAATCTTCTGCGCCATCGTCGCTGCGTTGGGGTCGCTGACAGGGATAACCTCAACCATGTCGTAGTCGGCTTTCTTAGCCCGACGGTCATCCTCCATGTCGTCATCCGAGTTGTCCTCGGGGGCGTAGTCGTACTCCTCCGGTGTGTAGTCGGCGATGATGGTCTTCAGCAGCTTGAACTCCTGCTTCATCGTGTAGTGCATGCGAGCCTGCACCGCGCCCATCACCTTCAACTGCCGCTCCAGCAGAGCCAGCGTTGTGCCCACCGGAGCCTGCGCCGACATGTCGCTGACGTTCATATCACCAGCGGAGGCGAACGAGCGGCCCTCCTCAACAATAGTCTGGAACAGCGCAAACAGAGTCTGGCTTGGCTCCTTGTAAGGCAGGGGGAGTATGTTGTCGCGGATTGAGCCACTCGGCACATCCACATCACGGAACTCACCCGGCTGGATGGGGGTGTCATCACCCTTGATACGCAGACCACGGGACTTCAAGCCACCGGGTAGGTTGCTCAACGTACCTGCGTCAATCAACTGCCGTTGCAGCATGGTGGCGCTCTTTACATACCCGCCAATCAAGTGGATGAGGCCATAGCCATAGAAGCCAAAGCCGGGGATGTACTGGTAGTGAACAAAGTGCTGGCGCTTGATGTGCAGCGGGTCGTCTTCGTACCAATTGCGGCGTATAGCCAGAATAGTGCGTGTGCCCTTCTCAACGGTCACCACATACGGCAGAGCAATCCCCGTCTCTTTTTTCTTCTTGTTCTTATGTTCGAAACCGGGCAAGTCCAAGTCAACGTGAAACTCAAGAATGCGGAACCGGTCATCTTGAATCGCAGACATGCCTTGCTCTTCGGCCTTCTGCTTCTCAATGTCGTCCAACTCAAAACTTGGCTCCCCCAACTCCACATCACGATAGAACCCAGCATCTTGCAGCTTCAATACCTCGTTCTCAGTCTTGCGCATCACATGCGCAACGCGGGGGGCATCTTCAATACTAGACGCGCCGTAGGGCACAACGATGTCTTCAGCGGGGATAAACACGGAGACCTGCCGCCCTTTATTCGGGTCGTAGTACACCTTCTTGAACGCAGAACCTGCCAACGGCAGTGACCACAGCAGCTTCTCATGCTCGGGGCGATACTCCTGCATCACCTCGGTAAGCTGGTAGTTCATGTCCTCTTGGACACGTTCTGCGGCTTCTTCCTTCTTCTTGGTGTCTTTACCAATGATTTTGGTCTTAACTGGCCCACTAGCGGGGAAAGTCTCGGTGATACCTTCGGACTGGAAGCGCACAACTGCCTCAGTCAGCATCGGGTGGAACACGCCACATGCGCCTTGCCACGGCTCCGTGCGGTCTTCGTACTGAAGGCCCAGCAGTTTCAAGCCATCGACGTAGGTCTTAATCCACTCTTTGCGGTCACCTAGGTCTTTGGTAAATGCCTCGACTAGCTCTCCTGCAATCTCAGAAAGTTCCCCGTCGTCCATGTACTCGGCAAGGTTGGCATCAAAGTCCTCGGCGGTTTCCTTCTGGGGCATGAGGTCAATCTCAATGTCCCCCATGTTGATGCTCATGGACTCCGGGTCTTCGACCTCAATCTCAATGTCTGGCTCCTCCATGTCTGCCAACCCCATCGGAGCTTGGTACAGCCCCTTGCCCATATCACCACTGCCCATGTACCCTGTTGCCATATCGTGTCCTTAAACTGTGTAGTACTTTGAGCCGCGATGGCTCTTGAAATACTGAATCGGGTCTTGCTCGTCTGACGGCAAGCGTAAGTAGCCACCTTGTCTAAACCGCATCAGTGCCAGCGTCATGGAGTCCACCAAGTCATCATGCTCCCCTGATGGAAACGCTGCCACTTCATCCACTAACTCCTCAGCCCAACGGGTACGAGGAGCCCATACTTTACCCGAGGCGAACAAATCCGAGACGGAGTTCAGCCTGCTTATCTTGTCTTGGCCCTTGCCGGGGCTGTATTCCTGCACGGGGATGCCCATTGCGCGGAACTCTTGAATGAGCGGAGCGCCAGAGGCTTTCTTCTCCACAAGGAACGAGTCCGGGTTCCATTCTTCCCACTCTTCAAATGCCCGCTTCTTCAAATCGGGGAACTCCAGCCGTTTCTTGAACGCATTGAGCAAGATGATGTTGGGCAAGTGCTTGTCCTCGTCGTTGTAGAAGACACCCCACGTGGAACAGGCCGAATAGTCGTTGGCTTTCTTGATTTCGTGCGCGGTATCCCACGCCTGAATCGTGAATTCACACACCGGAGGGTTATCCCCCTCCCACCACTTCCACCATTCGCGTTTGATGATGGCGTTTGTGTCCGAAG